GGACTGCGGCACCATCACCTAGCCGCGATCATGCGAGGGCAGACGGACGAGGCCGATCAGATACGGGCAGAGATGCACGACCTGCTAGACGCATACCTTGATCACCAGACCGAGGCAGCAGTAGCAGCAGAGCTTAAGGCGAAGGGATAGAGATGGCGGAAGAGCAGCAAATCAAATTCCTCGGCAACCTTTCGAGATTGGATGCTCGGCCCGGTGACAAGTTCGTTTTGATGACCGAGGGCGATGTATCCCACGATATGGCTATGCGCATCACCGAGGAGTGGAACCGCTTCATGGGACCGGATGCGCCAAAGCTTATGGTCCTGTCGGACGGGATCAAGATCGGTATCGTGAGCGGTCTGCCAGACTGCGACCTCCCTAATGATCCGCCTGCTCCGAGGAGAAAACCGTGAACTGGCATAATTTCATTTGGTTCGACATCGGTTGCGCAGTAGGCGCGACAGTAGCAACTATGGTGCATATCCTCATTGGCTAAGATCAAAACCCTCAAGCCTCTCGTATCCACGATGAAGCCAAGGATCAGCGATGGCCGATAGGCGAAGAGCGCACAGGCCAGACCGAGATACAGCACAGCCCTATAGGCAATGGTACAAGACCAGCAGATGGCAGAAGCTACGTTGGTCCATCCTCGTCCGCGACCTATTCACCTGCCAGATGTGCGGTGTGATCCTGAGAGAAGGAAGATCGGAGAAGGGCGCAACCGGGTTAAGACCCGCAGTATGCGACCATCTGATACCACACAAGGGCGATGAGGCTCTGTTCTTCTCACCCTCTAACCTATGGGCAGTATGTGATAGCTGCCACGATGGAGCATGTCAGTCTATCGAGCGCCTTCACTATCGAAGCCCTGACTTGATCAGACGCAAGAAGATAGAGCATCGCATCGTCGGACTGGATGGATACCCAACCGCGCCCAAAGACCGATGGGTAGATAGAAACCTTCATATTTGACCGCTGACAAGCGTTTGGGGTGATTGGCTGTATCGCATCTTAAAACTCGCAAATCGCTCTCTGTGGCTTGATATGGGGTAAATCAATGGATGCATCCAGCATTCCGACCATCGAAACCAGACGACCACCCATCGAGGGTGCGTGAAACATCGACCGTGAAACATTCGACCCCATCGATATGTTGCAAAAATGTCACTTTTGAAGAGGTGTGACCGAAGTGCAACACCCAAAGGGGGGCGGGGTCGAAAGTCAAGGCCCCTTCGACCGCCAGACCCGTGCGCCAGGCATTTACACGCATCTGCAATTCAAAAAAAGGCAAAGGGCTGAAATGGCACGACCGCGAACGCCGACTGCGAAAGCGGCGCTGACGGGCGCTGACAAGGTAAACCCTGGCCGGTTTAAGCCCCGCAGCGAACCAATCACGTCGGGTAGAGGACTGGGGAAGGCCCCGGATTACCTGCCAAAGACGGCCAAGAAGGCGTGGGCCACATTCGCAGACGAATTGCCGTGGCTGACCTTCGAGGATCGGGGCGCGGTGGAAATCGTCTCATTGATGAGAGCGCATATTATGGACGGGAATACCGCTGAACTGCCTGCCAGCTTCTTCGGGAATTACCGCATGGCGCTTTCCTCGCTCGGTGCAACGCCAGTGGACAGAACGAAGGTTTACCAGCCCCACGAGGGCGAGGAAGACGATCCATTCGCAGAATTTGACGGTAGGGCGCATTGAACTATTCGCAGAAGGCGCATCAATACGCTCGCGGCGTGGTTTCGGGCGCAATACCGGCTTGCAAGTATGTCTATCAGGCGTGTGCAAGACAGTTGAATGATCTGGATAATCCGCCAGCCGGGTATCATTTCGATGCTGTTCGGGCTGATCGGGTGTGCCGGTTTGTCGAGCTTTGCCCACATATCAAAGGGCCTGCCGCATCCCGTGGCGATCTCATGATCCTTGAGCCATGGCAGGTATTCGTCCTGAGCACGGCATTCGGCTGGGTTGACGCTGAGGGCAACCGGCGGTTTCGCCGGGTGTATGTCGAGGTCCCCAGAGGTAACGGCAAGTCGTCGTTCTCGTCTCCGGTGGGTCTTTACATGCTGGCGCTGGATGGCGAAGCCGGTGCAGAAGTCTATTCGGCTGCCACAACCCGCGATCAGGCCCGTATCGTATTCCGTGATGCGCAAGCCATGGCTCGCAAGATGCCAGGATATCGCAATCGCTTCGGTGTGGACGTAACGGCACAAGCAATTGTGCAGTTGAAATCATCCAGTGCTTTCAAGGCGCTGTCGGCAGAAGGTCACACTCTGGATGGTCTGAATATCCATCTGGCGATTGTGGATGAGCTTCACGCTCACAAGAACCGCGATCGTTACGATGTCCTCGAAACCGGCCTCGGCAAGCGTCCTCAGTCGATGCTCTGGATGATCACCACGGCGGGCAGCAACAAGCATGGTATCTGCTACGAGGTGCGCAAGTTCGTCCTTGACGTTCTGGACGGTCACGTCAGCGGCGAGGCTGCCGAAGCAGTATTCGGGATCATTTACACCATTGATGAGGGTGATGATCCCTTTTCAGAGGAGACTTTGCGCAAGGCCAACCCGAATTGGGGCGTGTCTGTCGATCCAAAGATAGTGATGCAGACGGCAGGAAAGGCGCGTCAGGTTGCAACGGCGAGGGCGAATTACCTCACCAAGCACCTGAATGTGTGGGTTGATGCCAATTCGGCGCTGTTCGACACCGAATGGTGGCGGAAATGCGAGGATCGGACGCTGGATGAGGCAGATTTTACCGACGATGAATGTGTCATCGGCCTTGATCTCGCCAGCAAGATCGATATCGCGGCCCGCGTTAATACATACCGCAGGTTGATAGACGGGAAGGCGCATTACTATGTTTTCCCTCGTTTTTACCTACCAAGGGTTGCAATAGACGAAGATCGTCATCCGATGTATCGCGGCTGGGAGATGCAGGGCGATATCGTGGCGACATCCGGTGAAACAATCGATTTCAGCATCATTGAGGATGACATTCGGGCAGAAGCGCCCAGCTTGAACTTGCAGGCGGTTGCTACCGATCCATGGCAGGCCCAGCAAATGATCCAGAACCTCAAGCGGGACGGAATGCCAGCGGAGGAATACCGGCAGACTGTGGCAACCATGAGCGAGGCGACAAAGACGCTTGATGCTCTTATGCGCGAAGGCCGCATCCATCATACCGGCAATGCTGTGATGAACTGGATGATTGGCAACGTGGTCGGGCATTACGACGCGAAAGAGAACGTCTATCCGCGCAAGGAAATGCCCCAGAACAAGATCGACGGAGCGGTAGCGCTCATTATGTCCCTCGGTTGGTTCATCCAGCAAGAGGCTGATGAAGGCCCATCCATTTACGAAACTCGCGGAATATTGGTGGTTTGATGGACATTTTGAACGGATTCCGCCGTAAGCCGCGGGCGACTGCGCCGCAGGTTCACGCCCAGTCGGAGGGGCAGTTTATCGGGTTCGATGATCCGCGCTTCAAGGAGTGGATGCGGAATGGCGGCGACGGAGTTGCTTCGCCAATGTCGATCAAGGAGGCGATGCGGAATACTGCGGTGTTCCGGTGCGTTTCCTTGATTTCGTATTCTATTGGCATGCTACCGATGCATGTCATTGATACCGAGACGAAAGAGAAGGCCCGCGAAAGCGGGCTTTTTTCATTGCTGCACTCAATGCCGAATGACTGGCAGACGGCCTTCAATTTCCGGCAATATATGCAGCGGAACGCGCTCGTCCATGGCAACGCCTATGCTCTAATTGTCCGATCAATGGACCGGGTTATTCGCTTGGTGCCACTCGATCCGACAACGATCCGCGTAAAGCAGAACCGGGATTGGTCCGTGGAGTATCAGTACACGCCAAAGCAAGGCGAGCTTCGTATTCTGAAGCCAAAAGACGTTCTTCACGTCTATGCGGATAGTGACGACGGCATTTGCGGCACGTCGATGGTGAAGATTGCGGCTAACGCAATCGATCTGGCGCGGGAACTGGAAACGTC